GTTCCGAAAGATTATTTATAAGGCGCTGTCTAGGAGTAAGCGCCCCCCCCCACCCCCTTGAAGTAGAGGGCAGGGGGGGCGGATTGCGACGGTTTATTTATCGTAGAGGTTCTTATATTGAAGATCCCCACGCTTCGTCGTGGACACCAGTTGAACAATCCGTTTCTTACTGGCGCCACGTTTCCCACGTTTCCTCTTTTTGGTCTTGCGTGGCTGAGGGTTGGTAGCCCGCATGAACTGGACGGATGAGCTCGTGTTCCGCGTGGGGTTTGGGTCCCGCACGGAATATGGAGGAGGCTCATCAGCTATAAGGCCACGCACACCACGAGCCGCCCCACCAACGAGGGACCCGATGGCCCCTGCAGGAGGAAAGAGCGGAGTGAGTGCAGTCCCAATAGGTCCAGCCCAATCAGCGATCGCTGACAAAACGTCATTAAACCACTCACCAAGAGGATTTTCACCAACCGGTACGGCCACCGGGAGGGAAGACATTGCTCTAGCATAAAGTTCGAGCGCAGTCGGGTCATAAGGTGAGGGTGGACGAGCTAGTAACAAAAGATCGCCGTCCCCCGTCGAAGGGACGCGTTCAATATAGTATCTAGATGTCACCTGAAGAGTACTTTGTGCAGAAAGGCCAGCGAAAATACAACCCGTAGTGTCAAATGGCAACGTATGGCACATGGCACTGGATGAGTTAGTCCCCCAACCTACAACGCTCGCGCCAATCATGGCGGAACTTCTAGAAGGCAAAGTGGCAGCAACATTTGGCACTGGAAACGTAACGGGGTTGTCCATTTCATTGAAACACCCTATCATGTAAATGCCTTGTGAAGCAGCCCAAGTGCGTGAGTTCGGAAACAGAGCAGCCCCAGGTTGAGTCGAGGGGGGCAGAGTAGTGAAGTCGCACGTCTTTACCTGCTGGGCAGGTGGGATGGGCATAGTATAAACGTAACCTTTCGTGGGATTCGAAGGAGTTCGATAGCAAGTGACTGACCCTTGTTTGTAGATCTCAGCAGTCGTATTCACAACCTCAAGGCCGGTTGCCAAGAGGCGCCATTGACCGGCACAATAACTCTTCGGGAGAATCAATTGCGGCCAATTGGTGAAAGAACCAGTGGTGTCAGTCTGCCAATTTATCCCCGCAGGAACAGCTATAACATTCCAAGTGGAACTTAACTGAGTCGTCTGCGGAGCAGCTGACAACAAACCATCAGTAGCCATAGTGGCGGCCACAAATTCAGGCCCAGCCCCCATTGAAGGGGTTACTGGGTTCAAGAACATGTGACAGTCCCAAAGAGCAGAGCCCAGAACTGGCGACGGTATGTTGTAGGTTTGATTGACAATCTGAACAATGGAACGCGACATAGAAACGTCCGGAAAACCAGACGGAATTATTTCTGAGTCATGAAAAGGATCAGTTGCAGCGATCAACCAGTTGAGCCCCTCTGGAGTGAGGGCCTTGCTTTGCAACATCTGGTTGATGATAGATCGCGCCTTTCTAGGGGCGCGGCCGAGATTCGGAGCGGATTCGGACATTTTACCCACCCCGGGCGAAACGTTTTACGCTGTGTAATAATTCCACCAACAATGGAGAACTATAGCAGCAACGGGGTGAACGTATTCAGCCACGAGGGCGAACAAAAAGTGAACCAGCACCGGAAGCGGAGTCCACGTGACCACACCCTCAAACAAGCCGACCAGGCAACGACTCGATGGCATTAAAGCAAACATCGTCTCTTCAAGGACGAGAGCAAACACCTGTTGGGTCGGAGTCAATGACAAAAGTCGGGTAGTTGTAACGGGGGTGGGGAGCGTGGCAGGATCGATTTTGACCGGAGCTTCATGCAAACGGTCCAAGGGATTGTTGGCAAAACCCAGATCAATACAAACTATTCGGTCCAACAACGGATGATGGATCAAAAAGGGAAGGCTGGGGATCGCTTCAATCAGCTGCTCAACTTCACGAATCTCAGTGGCCGTACACTCATACAACTCACAATAGTGGTCAATTAGAGTGTCTCGGTCAAAGCCTGGGTCCACGTCATAACGCATCTGCGTGTACTTCCTCAAATCAACTTTAGGGTCATACAACGCATGTGTGGTCAAAGACAGAACTTTGGCAATCATGGCTCCCGCTATAGGTACACGCCTAAGGTGCACCATGCCGAGGGCCACAGTACGAGAATAGCTGTAATGGTCAATCACCTCAGTGGGGTAAGCAGACCAAAACAGTTTGCTGAGCATGCGGCCCAGCTTCGGTATTAGGTGAACAGTGTTTTTGGACACATGCAGACGCAACGATAAAAATTCAGCCCCATGCGGAAAACGAGTCAACTGGGCAGTCTCCTCAAAACCATGACGCCTCAAGTGGTCCCGAAATTGTTGCAGGAACACAAGCGCAAATGACTCATCATGAGTGCCAATGATCAAAAGACCATCATCACTTTTGCAAAAATAAAACCACTTCTTAAAAGGGGAATGATCAGCAAAAAGACGAACCAAACGGCGAAACGTATTGGAGTGGGAGAGGGTTGTCCATTGAACACCAGTAGCAATGGTTGCGGTAACAGAATACTTAATTCCAGACCTAGAATGGCCGTGAAGTTCTGCATTTGCATCCATGGCGCGAAGTGCGTCATCGGTGAAACCAGAAACAACATAGTCAGAACGATTGGCCTGAAGAATGTCCTCAGAAACACTAGCATCCATAGTATTGGCATCTAACGTAGCTATAAAGCACGGGGATAGGTCAGCTATCTTATTATGGATTAGCTGGCCAAGCTCTACAGGAGGGAGGTCGTACACGAAAGCAAAATGAGGGTCACCGTCAACATAAACGTCAGTAACACCCAAAATATGAGACATAGACGAGCAGTCAGCGCCTGCGAAGAAATTACTCGTGGGAGTACTGGTCTGTATGGCCCTAGGGCGTAACACTTCCAGCTCCGGCAAGGAGACATGAGTCTTAATCATGTTCTCACGCTTCACAAACAATTCATGGTCACCTAGTCGCGTATGCGAAGGCTCCTCAAGAACACCCTTAACATAAGCACGTCGCTTAGGTCCAGGCTGGCTGCGAAGCCACGCATCGTGGTCGGGATCTCTCTCCATAAGAGTGGGATTATTGATGGTTAACTCGAGGTACTCCAAGGCGGCCTCAGGGTCTGGCACAACGGTTTGAATAGTCACACGAGAGACTATAGCTGCATACTCATTGTGGTGGCACGAATTACAAACTGTCGGGACCCACCCGGCAAATCCAATACCACATAACACCGAGCCCAACTTAGAGTTGCGACAAGTGTCAACCATCTTCTTTGTGTTAACAACTGACCCTTCCCTTTGAGGCGGGGGGTCGATTAACTTACCGGGACACCAAGCTTTGGTAAACCAAGGAACACAGGGGCCACTATAAAGGGGCATCTGGGGCATGACTTCCCATTCAGCATACCCACGAAAGGTACGCATCCACTTCCTATAAATCACCCCATAGGCATACCTATCAAACAATGCCACTGGATTAGTGGCGGACAGGTGGCACAAGAGGCAAGCTGGATTTGGAGTTTGGTTGGCGGCAAGAAAACCGTAAGCTTTCCGAACAGCACCAATCACTGCGCCCTTCACAGCCAAATAGGCCGATCCAGTCGCGGCAACTAGCGAGAATTGCTCACAGGTAACATCCACTTTAGAAACTTTTTGGGCAACAGCCTTAGCGCTGGTGGCAACCGAACAAGCGGCACTGCCAACGACGGACGCAACAGACTGCTCCCCAACAGTTATTGAAATTTTCGGCATTTTAACAACATGTGATTTCCGACGAACAAAAGAGACCAATTTCGACACGAGCAAGAAGAGCCGGCGAATAACCGAGTCGATGCAAGTGCCAACACTGGCCTGATTTGCTGTCATCAACCACAACTGGACTTGATGAATAAACTTGACCAAAACGGTAACGGCACCGATGACAAAACCAGAAGCCAAGGCCCCAGAAAGGAATGAAAGCCTAGGGTGTTTAAAACCCATGGCTGAAATAAACCTAGCCCAGGACCGAGTCAAAGGAGAAGCCAAAGATGCTTCCGCATCAATGATCTCAGAAGTACTCAAGTACAGAAGTTGAAATGCTGATCGCGTAGCCTCGGAAGACAACACAGCCGAATGAGCAACAATGAAACTTTTCATGGCAGACAACTCACTCTCCTTAACGTTCAACTCTTTTGCAAAAGTTGCAGCGCGGGCATGAGCAAGCCGAATAGACTCATGAGTCACCACTCTCCCACCCCACCATATAATCATCTTGTGGAGCAACCCAATGTG